CCTGTCCAGCAGGTTATCAATGCCAGATTTTACGCCATCAACACAGCGCGTTGAATTTGATCTCAAGGCGTATTTGCGCGGATCAGAAAAAGAGCGTGCAGAGATTTACAAGATTTTATTTGACATCGGGGCAATCACCACCGATGAAATTAGACAAATGGAGGACATGATCTCATGAAGCTGACAACACCAATGCAAATCACGGCAGCTGATTCCGATTCACGCACAATCACCGGTCGCATTGTTGCTTTCAATGAGCACGCAAATGCATCAACTGGCAAGGTTGTTTTTGCTCGTGGATCGATTGTGCCACAGGATGTTTTCTTAAACCTTGAGCACGACAACACACGCAGAATTGGCAAAAGCATTGCCATGAGTGTGAACGACAAGGAAATGACAGCGACTTTCAAAATTGCTAACACCACAGCTGGAACCGATGCGTTAACAGAGGCAATGGAAGGCTTACGCGATGGATTCTCAATTGAACTTGCTGTGGACAATTACGAAATGCAAAAGGATGGCACTATGAAAGTGCTCAATGGACAGCTCACAGCTGTTGCTTTGGTTACTGAACCAGCCGTGCGATCTGCACGAGTTTCGGAAGTAGCCGCATCAGAAGATTCTGAAACTGAAACAGTTACAGAGACAACAAACCCAAATGAAGGAGACAAGATGGACAACACTACCGAACCAGTAGCTCCTGCCGTTGAACCGGTAGCAGCTCCAGAAGTCGCACCTGTACAGGCATCACGCCCGGCTTACTACACAGCACCACGCTCACCAATTGTGGACAAGGTTTCTTACCTTGAGCACTACCTACGCGCAAGCGTTTTGCATGATGAGGATTCACGCCAGTATGTAAAGGCAGCTGATAACACAACATCAACCGCACCCGGCATGATTCCAACACCACAAAGCACACAGGTCATCAATGCACTTGCAAATGCAGATCGTGGCACAATCGATGGCATCAGCCGTGAGACATTAGTTGCAGAAGGCATGACATTTGAGTTGCCTAAGGTAACGGCTGTTCCAACAGTATTGCCAATTGCTGAAAATACAGCAATTACAGAATCATCACTATCTGCAACATTTTTGTCAGTTTCAGTACAGCCATTTAAAGGTAGAGCCATCAGTACTGTCGAGCTCATTGATAGGTCACGGCCGGAGTACCTCACAGCTCTCCTTCAAAATCTTGAGTTCGCTTATGCAAAAGAGACTGATGAATATGCACTTGCAGCAATGCAAGCAGCGGTTACTACCACCACAGCACAGGCAGCAAATACAGCAACCGGATTCCTTGGATACACATCACAGGCAGCCGCAGCTGTTTATGGCTCATCACTTGGATTTGCTCGCTCATTGATCGTCTCACCAACACAATGGGGAAACATCATGGGTTACAACGACAATGGCGCACCACTTTACAATGCAGCACAGCCATCAAATGCAGCTGGAAATGTTCGCGGAGATTCATTGCGCGGTGTAGTTTCACCGGGTCTTAACCTTTATGTTTCACGCTCATTTGGTAACGCTGGTACAACAACCGCATCCGGCGATTCTTCAATGGTAGTTGTGAACCCAGATTCATACACATGGTACGAATCTCCACGCTTTACGCTACGCAGCAACATCAATAGCGATGGAACCATCGACATTTTGTACTATGGCTATGGGGCTTTGGCCGCCAAAGTGCCAAATGGTGCTCAATTTAATAACCTCCCATAAATCACTATCGGTAGCGGTCGCTCCCGAACGCTACTGACACGAAAGGAACCGAGATGCCAGCAATTGTCACAGCCTCACAGCTGAGGTCTATTCTTGGTGTCTCGGTTTCTTTGTATTCCGATGCACAGCTTGATCAAATAATTGATTCCGCTGAGCAAACGATTTTGCCTTTACTTACGCAATACCAATCATCGGTGACTTTTGCCAATGTGAGTGATTCCGTCATTTATTTCACCACAATGCGGCCAAACTATTTTGTGCCGGGTCAATCTGTTGTTGTTACCGGGGCCGGAGCCTACAACGCGACTTATACAGTCACCGATGATCGGATTGAGCCATACACATTTACAGCGGCAACAGCGGCGGCTGATCGAACATACCCATTGCCGTTTATTCCGGCGGCATTGGCAACCTTATCCGGTGGGTCAGCCGCACAGCTGTACGCAAATACACCACCAGTTGAAAACGCAATTTTGGTTGTGTCGGTTGAGATTTTTCAAAGCATTACAGCTCCCGGCAATCAGATCATGTCAGACAATTTTCAGCCATCGCCGTTCGTTTTAGGCCGGAGTCTCAGCAATAGAGTCATCGGGCTTTTAGGCCCGTTCATCGATGTCGAAACGATGTGCCAATGACCATCGAATCAGCAATTCGCACACCATTGAAAACAGCACTCTCAGGCATCGCTGCCAATGTGTATAACGGCATCCCAGAGACAATGACAAGCCCATCGATTTGTTTGGTTCCGGATGCGCCATATTTGGAAAGCGTTTTGATTGCAAAGGCTCAAACACGGGTCAAAGTCAATCTCACAGTCACAGGCGTTGTGGCATATCTCAACAATGCCGCAGCTTTGGACAATCTTGAACAGTTAATGATCAGCATCATTGGCGCAATGCCAGCCGGCTATGAAGTCGGCAATGTTAATCAACCACAACCATTGGAAGTCGGTGCAGGTAAATACCTCACGGCCGATTTACAAGTAAGCACCTACTACACCAATTAAAGGAGAAAAAAAATGCCAACAACAATCATTACCGGCCGCGATGTGACATTTACATTGGATTCAGCCAACTACGATGCACAAACAACATCGGCTACGCTTTCATGTGACACAATCATTGAAACATATCAAACACTCGATGGCCGCGCTTACAAATCAATCGATCGTCAATGGACTTTCACTATTGAACTTTTGCAAGACTGGGGCGCAACTTCATCATTATTTGAAGCAATGTGGACAGATGCCGAAGCAAGCGCAAACACAACATTGGCCGTTTCTTTCACAGCTGTTACTGGTGCTGTTTTTGTTTTCAATGTGTTGCCCATTTTTCCAACAGCCGGTGGAGCAGCTCCAGGAGCACTCACCGACACATGGACAATGACAGTCGTTGGAACACCAACCGAGACATTTAGTTAAGAAAAGAATCGGGAGCAAAAATGAAACTAGCAATCACAATTGAATACACGGCCGGGGAGAGCGCGACATATACCGCGCTCCCACCGGAGTGGATGAAGTGGGAACAAAAGACAGGCAACACGATCCAGCAAGTACAGGACAAGCTGGGCATTGCCGATCTAATGTTTTTGGCATATCACGCGATGAAACGCGAAGCTGGCGGCAAGCCAGTCAAAGCGTTTGAGGTGTGGTGTGAAACAGTCACCGACATCAATATGGGAGAGACTGATACCCCAAAAGCTACCAATCCGGAAGCATAAATCGGCTCCTTTGGGAGTTAGCAATATCGACCGGATTACCACGATCGGAGTTTCAAACCGCTGAAGATGTTTTAACCGCATTTGAGATATTGGAGAAGCGCAATGGCAACTGATGCAATCACTTATGACAAAGGTGATTTGCGCGGCATTATCAAGGCTTTTAAGGCAATGGATGATGAAGCTGTTGCACAGGCCAAAGATGTTTCAAATGGTTTGGCTACTTATCTGCAATCAAAGATCAAAAGCGAGGCAGCTAATAGGCCAAACAATGCAGCTGGTCGCATTGCTGATGGTTCGCGTGTAAGTAAATCATCAAAGATTGGTGAAATTTCATTTGGTTTTGTGTCGCAAAAATTTAGCGGAGGCGGTACGACTCAACAACTTTGGGGCGGCTACGAATTTGGATCAAATAAGTTCAAACAATTCCCGGTGTGGTCAGGCCGTCAAGGTCGAGGCTCACGCGGTTATTTCATTTATCCAACATTAAGAGCCGAGCAACCTCATATCATTGCTCAATGGGAAACAGCGTTTTCTAAGATTTTGAAGGAGTGGTGATGGCCGGACAATCCAGAACATTAAAGCTGTCGATCCTTGGTGATATTGATCAGCTGAAAAGAAGCCTTGACACAGGCAGCAAAGAGGTTCAAGATTTTGGATCAAAGCTTGGTGATTTTGGAAAAAAGGCCGGATTAGCATTTGCCGCAGCTGGAGCCGCCGCCGCTGTTTATGCTGGCAAATTAGCCGTTGATGGGGTCAAGGCGGCCATTGCAGATGCCGCTGCACAGGAAAAGCTGGCCACGACTTTACGCAATGTCACAGGTGCCACCAAAGCTCAAATTAAAAGCACAGAGGATTACATCACCCAAACATCCTTGGCTTTTGGTGTAACTGATGATGAATTGCGCCCATCGCTTGAGCGTTTAGCGCGTGCCACAGGCGATGTTGAAAAGGCTCAAAAGCTGCAAACATTGGCGATTGATATTGCGGCTGGTAGCGGAAAATCACTTGAAACAGTTTCAAATGCCTTGGCAAAGGCTCAAGAAGGCAACACAAGCGCGCTTGCCAAATTGGGTGTGGGTTTGAGTGCAGCACAACTTAAGACATTTTCAATGGATGAAGTTACA